GTTTTCTCTTTCAAGTGCCTATGACTCTGTTGTATCGAAGTACAAAAGCTTACCTACTTGGCAAAAAGGAATTGTAGCAGGTATTGGAGTCGGAGTAGTTGGAGTAGGATTGTATAAAGCATATCAATATCTTCGTGCAGGAGACGTTACTATATACGAAGAACAATCTAAACAATATCCAGATTCCAATCAACCCACGAAATTAGCCGCAAGCAACAGGAGAGGACCCTTAGCAAAAGACATCAAAGTTGCAAAATTTGTCTCTCAGTCAGGATTTTGTAAACAGTTTGAAGATCAAAAACCAAAAATCAATCAATTTGTACCTATTGGAGTTCAAGAAGGAACAGACATTCGAACTGTACATGCACTTAATATTGGAGACAAACACCTTTTGTTCCAAGCTCATGTGTTCTCACAGCTGTTTTCTCAGCCCGATAAAATACGCACTGAGCTTAGTGCACGCACATTTTTGTTGCTTCCTAACGAGCATTACACAGATATCGTTCGTATTCCAGTGTCAGACCTAGAAGGAAAATTGGCTGTTGATGAGGCGAGAGATTTCGCATTACTTGATTGCAAAACTTTTCCAAATATCGCCCTAACTCCAAAAATTTGGCATCGTTTTATTCGTGAAGATGAAGTTAAGAGAATACGTTTCAATAGTGAAACTAAGCTTATAGTACCAGGAATAAGAATGGAGAGTATTAATCAGAAAGCCGTAATTCGTGGAGATAATTCACTTGAAATTCGCGATGTTCATTTTTCCAAAGCTACTGCTTATTATGGAAATACTGGACCCGATGAATCAAAAGAGTATTGTTTTACAGATGGTATTGTATACAATGGAGCTTGTACTGAACTTGGAGATTGTGGATCACTTTATATGATCAACGATAAAACAGCACCACATAAGTACATTGGATTACACACAGGAGGAGTTTTAAAAACTCCCATTGGAATTTGTGGAATGGTTACCTATGAATATATAGAAAAATTGCTTGGTGCTTTACATGGCCAAGAATATAAACCAACACCTATTGGTAATGCTTTTGACGATTTGAACCCCGATGGTTATGATGGTAACGATCCTATTGTTAAAGTGATCACTTCCCAGAATGCCATTGGAAGTGTAACCTTGCTTGGACATGTACCTTTTGTTACGAACACGGAAAACGATATTATTCCCTCTGAGTTGGCCAAAACAAATTATTCACCAGAACCAGATTGGGAACCTAAAACTGGCCCCGCAGTTTTAAAACCAATTGAAGTTGACGGTGTAAAAGTTTCGCCTTTTGCGGAAGGTTTGAAGAAGCTTTACAAGAAACCAAAGAAAATGCCAACAGAGAGAGAAGTAGAAGACGCTTGTAGTAGAATTCATTTACAGTATAAACCAAAAGGAATTGATGGCTATGTGCCAAAAGTGTTAACTTTGGGAGAAGCTATAAATGGAACAAAAACAGATTATCTTACAGGTTTGAAAATGAAAACGAGCCCAGGCTATCCTTTCGTACAGGGTAAGTATCAAGATTTTGGAAACAAAGGAGAAAAGGGAAAACTACGATTTTTCAAAAACATACGTACAACTCAAGATCCAATGTACGTGCCAATTTCAGAGAATGGAACCAATCCCTTTATGGAAGAATATGCCCGGTTAGTAAACTTGTATGCACAAGGAGGTGTGTACGGAGTGCGATACATTGATTGCCTGAAAGTTGAAAGGAGGCCTAAAGAGAAACTTCGCAAAGCGTCCACACGCATATTTTCTACAGCCAACATGTCCTACATTGTAATTTGCAAACAGCTGTGTGGAATGGTGTGTGCTATAATGGCAGAACAACACAATTTTGCAGAATCAAAAGTTGGTATCAATCCACACTCAGACGAATGGAAAATTATGCACGACTTTATGCGAATGTATGATCGAGTTATTGCTGGAGATTTTTCCGCTTTTGATGGTTCGATTATTGCCGCTTTGTTACGTGCCATCCCGCAAGTTTTCAAGAATTGGTTTAACACCTACGCTATTGGAACAGAATTTGAAGAGAAATACAAAATGTCTCTTGCTAAGATGGTTAATCAATGGCAAACTCTTTTTGATTTTCAAATCCCCAAAGAGTACATCATAACAGAAAAGGAATTTCCAGCTACCCCAGAAGGACTCCTTGAAGCAGTTGATTTGGTTAAGCTACATATGACAATGATTGATAGCACTTGCCATGACATGATTGTCACTATTCGTATAGCAAATGGAGTCGTTTACTTAGTTATTGGGTCGATGCCATCAGGGCATCCCTATACAACATTTGGAAACAACATTGTTAACGGAACAGCTACAAGGATATGCTTTATAAGAGCAGGACTAGGAACAGTGGAAGATTTTGACATGCAAGTACGTTCAGCGTACACAGGAGACGACAATGTCCATTCTACGAATAATGAGAAATTTACGATGCGTGTGTTAGTTGAGAAAATGGGAGAACTTGGACTCACTTACACAGATTTCCGTAAAACAGACGAAATTACAGATTTTCATACTTGGGACATTGTTACATTTTTGAAACGTGCTTTCAGAAGAGAGGGAACTAAGGTTTTTGCACCTTTAGATAAGAACGTCATTTACGAAATGCCATATTGGATTCATAAACAAGGAGACCCTATTGAAGCTACAGTGGTTAATGCCACAAATGCGTTACGAGAATGTGTCCATCATGGTAGAGAGTTTTACGGCGATTTTCAGCAACATTTGAGAAAGTGTTTCTTGACTTCTAAAGGTCAAGGAGGACTTGGTTTAACTGAAGAACAAATTGGTCAAATTAACTGGTCTTACAGTCGATTCTTGGCCGAGATTGAGAGCGGAACTTTCCGCTACTCATCTGAGTTCTAAATCATAAAACATCTTTCTCAGGAGTGGTGGGCTCCTCATAATAACCCACTCCACTTGAACGTGGTAAAAAGTTCGGTTTGGAAATCCTAAATTTCCCTATAACAAGCCTATGTGATCAGGCGAAACAAGATGGGAAACCTCATTGGTATGACTTGTTTCAGTTATAGTATCGAAGTGATCACCCCTGCTCAAAGTTTAACGAGACTTCAGCGCAGTATATTTTCGTTATGTCAGAATCAAATGCAAATGGAAACACAGTTGGCGAGACGGAAACCCAGGTGGGGTTGACCGCTTTCGCAGATACGACAGATATAGTAGTAGA